GGTCAGTTGAAATCAATGTATCAGAACTATCGCTACGCTCTTGTCTCTACAGATGTGGCTAATTTTGATGCTTCTCTGTCACATACTTTTATTGATTTAATCTTTGATAAATTAATTAGTATTTTTGACAAAGACCCTAAGGATAGATTGCTGCTGTCATCTATGTCAGCGTACCTTAAAAGTTCTGCTTTCCTTACACCAGAAGGCATACTTTACGGTAAACAATCAGGTTTGATTTCAGGTTCTACTTTCACTAGCTTTATTGGTTGTGTAACACATTATTGCGTTCTCCAATCATTTATTCATGATAAAATTGGTGTTAGGGATAACTCTATGGTAATGGTTATGGGTGATGATGGTGTGATCAATTGTCCTGGTACTGTTGATTCTTTCTCAGAGTTTTATAATAATTTCGGTTTTTCTTCTAATTCCGAAAAGATGTGGTGTCACGATGACAGATCTGTTGTATTTTGTCAAAAATACTATCATTTCAGTGATCGTCTATATACTCATTCTATTTCAAGAACTGTCAACTCGTTATTTCGGTCTGAAAGATTTGTAGGTTATAAAGATCATGTTTATAATAATATTGTAATTTATTCTAAATTACTTAATATTGAACATCATCCTAATCTGATCTTTCTTTTCCGACTTTTAAAAAAACACAAAATCACATGTTTGAATAGTTCGAACATAGACTTTATATTATCTTCAGCTAATGTTGATACATACATTAAATTGTCTACACTCAACTCCTATGAGAGAGTAAAGTTCTTTACTCTCTCAAGAAAATTTAAAACTACTAGACTTTATTATCTTATAAAAAATAAGATTTTACTTTAATCATTTAACCAAGGGAAATTTCTATGAAAGATATAGCGTGCATTCTTGTTGGACTCGCGATTGGTATTTCTCCAATTGGCAAAACCAAAATTGTTCGTTTTTTATTAACGGGGGTATAATTTATGCCTTTTCCTTTCATTTATCATTTGGCTCCTTATGTGCCCAAAGGATTTATCATTGCTGCTTCCGCCCGCTTGGCTGGTGTGCTTAG